GTTAGTAGTTTTTTCAGTTATATTACAACCTAAATAAAACGTATTTATTTGTTCTGTAATACAATCATTTACCCAGTCCCAAGTTTGTCTAGAAGCTGTAAATTTATTACTTAATGTGTTTCCATCATATAATTCAACAGATGTCTCAAGTGTACCTTTTTTGTATTGAAATTTTTGTTGGTCAAATATAGTGTTACCTAATATTATAGAGCTACCCCATATTGTTGTTGAAGGAACTACTTGTTCAACTAAATCAACCCAGTATGTACCTATAACATCTGAAAAACTACCCATAGTTTGATAGGTAAATTTAGATGATATATTATCACAATTAGTATTATTTAAATATCTTTCATATAAACCTCTAAGTGTTGGGTAAGCTGAAAGTGTTTTTCTATTTTTAACATCGATTAATTCAGATGTTAAATTCTCTTCAAACTCATTAACGGTATCAACATTGATTAAATCTTCTGTTAATAGGTTTGAATAGCTTATAATTCCATTATCGCCACATCCAGAAAAACAAAGAGTACCATATGTGGTACCAGTTAATAAACATGGGTTATCCAATACGTATTTCCAAACATCAAATTGAATAGCGTTTGATATGTCTACGTCTAAATCAATTTCTTTTGTGTTAATAACTAATCTTTCATCGTTAACATCATATTTGGTTTGTCTAATTGAATTATCCCCTTTATTATCTGAAACATTGAAACGTCTATTTACGTTGGATGTGTTATTTATCCAAGATTTTTTGTTATCAACATATTTTTCTAAAACAAAACCTGGTGATGAACTCAATGTTATAATATTTTCTATAGTATTAGTACAATTGGAATTAATTTTAATATTATCCATAAGAACACAAACATTACTACATGAATTATTAACTTTCAACGTAATTGTTATTTTCTTATTCTTAATTCTATCTAGAATATCGATATCTGTAATTTCAATACTTTTATTTAACCAAGTTGATGCGAAAATATTTTTAGATAAAGAACTTTTAAATGAATTTAATTGTGAATTATCTAAATTAGATGCATCAAATAGATTTTTTAATAATATATCCTTAGCTGTTCTACATGTTAAAACGTTACACCAATATCCTTCTGGAAAATCACCATCCCAACAGTTCATTATGATTGGTGCTGCTGGTCCGTAAAGTTCATCATCGTTATATTTTAATACTACACCATCGTTTGTTGTGTAGTAATTATTAATTTCCTCTTGATTAGGTTTTCCATTAACATAAAAACCACTATCTGTAGGGCGTTGTATTAGATAGTCATATAAATTACCTAAACCAATTGCTTCATGTAATGGTTGTTCTAGTACGGTTGTGTGTGTACCGTTATTTTCTATAATATCAATAGTAAAAGATACGTCTAAAGTTTCTAATACTTGAGCTGGAGAACTACAAATTGATTTTAATTCAGTTTCGGTTGATTCAGTTGTAACTATAGATTGTAATTCATCTTCTAGTTCCATAACTCTTAATGTACAAACTTTTTTATCTTCAGTTAATTTATTTATATTATCATTTAAACTAGACTTAAAACCAAATGGAGTGTTACAAGCATATACTAATGCTGATTCACCTTTTCTTAATCTTATATCATTTAAATTGGATAATGCTTTTACATCATTGCAATTGTAAGATAATGCATCACCATTAATAAATCTATCGAATCTAGTATTACCTAGTATTGTTTTCCACTCATTTAAACCATCTGGTTCGTTTATACAAAAACTAACTTGTTTAGTAGGGCTTACTGGGCTATAAAAAGAGTTTGAGTTTATAGAATATGAAAAAGGTGCTGTTAATGTATTAAACGCTGTACGACCCCAAGCTTTATTCTCGTTAAAATCATCTAATCTAAATATTTGTCTTGGGGGTCGTTCGTACCAATTCTCTTCAAAATCATCAATTGTTCTAGATATTGGAAAATTATCACAATTAATAGAATGTCGAGAGGTATTGTATTCTTTAGTCGTTGATTGTATTTTATTTGTGATAGTTTCACACTCTATTTTAGTTTTTACTATTCTCTCTTTTAAATCATTAATTAATTTTACGTTTACATTACTTGTAGTGATAGCATTTGTTGTTTCAAGTGTATCAGTTAAATCTTTACAATCATATTTGAATAAAAAATCGAATTCTATATTTAATGTACAGTCATCATCTTTACCTACTTTAAATACCGTACCATCGTTACCACTTGGGTTAATAGCTATTTTAAACGGGTCAAAATTGCCATCTTCTATGGATGGTTTTTTCCATCTACATGCTTGCGTATTATTATCCCAATAAATAGTACTAGTCTCTAAGTTTGGAAAGAATGGTAAATTATTTTCACTAAACCTAGAACTCATTAGTAATGGTACTGTATTTTCACAACAGAAACTACCGAAACCTTCATTTTCACTTTTAGAAATTTTGCCTCTTAAAGAGGCAAAAACTTTAATTTCACCGTTAGGTGCTAAAACAATTATTCTTTGTTTTGGTAAATAACCTTCGTATGTTTTGTTTTTTAGATAATAATCGTTACGAAACGTTAAGGCATCTTTTTCCATTTGTTTTAGATAGGAATCACCCCTTTCTGTACAATTAACATTACTATAGTCTTCTAACTCGAAAAAATAACACATACTTTTTATCTATAATTATCTATTTTTTTATTTTATTCATATAAACTTTTAGTGTATGTTTTAGCTATAACGTTTTCAGTTACACAACAGCCAATTCCACCATTAGTTTTTAGATTAAAAAATTTATTTAGGTAGCTTTCATCTCCTAATGCCATATCTTCTTGACCTAGCATAGTTAATTTACATCCAACTCCAACTTTATTTGTATATGGGTCAACTATTCTAGATGGTGTGGTGTATTTAACTGGACAGTTAGAACCATCAGTTGTGGTTACAGCTTTACCACCTTTACCCCTAAACATATTAAAGTCTAAATATAGGTTACCACTATTTATTGGTATCTCCAGTGGTTGATTAATCTCACCAAAATCATATTTACCCGTTTCTTTATTTTCAATAAGTGGTTTTAATAACCATTTACAAGCAGAGTTACAACCACATTTATTTGTTGTGCAACAAACATAACCACTACTAATTAACCGAGTATTATTACTAATATGACCTAACGTGTCAGAGTCTAAGTAACTAGACGTCCCCCCTAAAGATTTACAACACTCTTTACCTATAAATGATGTACTTGTAAAACCTTCGTCTTGAACAAAATTATCATTTAAATCAGTTTTGTAAAGTCTAAAGACATAAAAACCACTAGTATTATCAATTGTTGGTTGTTGACTAAAACCTTCGCAAGGCATTTTAATCTTTGTTTTTGTTTTAACACAAATACTTAAGGCATCATCTTTACCTTCAGTATCACAACCACAAGATGTTAAAACTTCTTGAGGCATAGGGTTGGTTATTATGCTTGAATTATAAACAACATAATCACCCACATTTGAACCATCTAATGCTTTAACGTCTATATATAGTTTACCATTATAATTTGTTATATTACCTAGATTATAATTTATAAATAAATTATTTGTTAATACATTAACTGTTGTTGAACTTATAGTTACTGGTTTAAAGTCAGTAATAATTGTTCTAAATTGATTAATGTATTTTGTCCCACCATCATAAGAACCGATATGTGGATTATTACCAGTTGTGATATCTACTGTAGAACCAGTACCAGCTGTTTCTCTAAACCATAGACCGTAGTTTTGGAAATACATATCATTTGTATCTGGTAATGGTTTAGGATAACCATCTTCATCTATAGGATATCTACTTAAATCTGTATCTAAATCATTTAATAATAATGCATTTACGAATAAATCCATATCTAATGGACCATTAGCTTTATATATGTGTTCGTTAAACGTGATTAAGCCTTGTGGTACACCTATGAAATTAAGTAAAAACTCGATAGATTTTCTAGCACCTTTTGATTTCCAAATCCAAGGTGAGTTTAATATTAGTCTTCTCCAAAGTTCAATATCTGCTTCAGCTGCTGTTAAACCAACTGATTCACCAAGGAAACTTGAGTTAGATGTTGTGACGTAATTGGATATTAAATCATTTCCTTCTAATGTTGAAATTAAATCCCAACCAAATACTTTGGATAAATCTTTTAAAAAATTATCTGGTACATTGTCTTTTTTGTCGTATGTTACAACGTGTGCAAATGATATACTTTCAATGAATTTATTAATATCATCAAATGCTCTACCATATATATTTAAAGTTTTAATAACTTTTTGACCAGTTGTTGTATCTTGATGGCGAGGGTCTAATTTTACTGGAGTAGAATCAAAATCTGAAATAGATTCAGATACTAAAAATCGTTTCATTAATCCAGTTTCCGTTAAATCATAATTTGTTGCTATGTTTAACATTTCTGTTGCAAATGTATTGTATTCTGGTGTGTTAAAGTCAATATTATAACCATCACTTACTGGCCAAGTAACTGATTTTGATGTATACATTAATATACCGTTATCGGTTCTTATTGAATAATTAAATGTAGAATTATATAAAGGGATAGATTTACGATTTAATAAATAATTCTCAAAATCTGGTAATGCATTAAAAAATGTTTCACCAATTATTTTAAGTGGTTTAATATGGTAAAATATACTTTCATTTGTTGTTAAACCACTAAATGGGTTACCTTTTGCTTTGATATATATATAATCCGCTTTTTCGTAAGTTGAACCAGTAAACCCTAATATATCATATTCTTTATTGTCTTTAAATACACTATACGATAAATAATTTATCGTTAAATTTCTCAAATCGTTGGATTCATTAAAGGTATCAATGATTGTACCATTTGTTAGATAATTAACTTGGAAGTTATTCTTAATAAATGTTGTGTTAATTTTAAAAGTAGAAGTATCTTCAATTGAATCATATTCATAGTTTTCATATGTATAACCGTTTAATTGTTGGCTATTATAAAAAGTAACTGGGTCTAAGTATAACGATGCTGGCCATTTTGTTATTATATTCTCTAAAGATACACGGATAAAATCAACCATTGAACCAAATAATGCATAATATTTTAAATTAGATTTATCTAAATTTAAAATAACATTAGTATTATTTTTTAATGTCTCTACAATTGTCTCAGTTGTTAATTTAAGCGTATCTAACGTTACAAATTCTGAAAACTTACTGGTAATATAGTTTTTGTCAGATTTAGGGTCTAGATTAGTTGTAATAGCAAAATTACCCATTGTAAACAATGATGTACCTCCTTCATTACCTAATTGTGCACCTATTAAATCTGGACTAAAATTTCTATATGATACATCACCATTATAAGTTGTTTCTTTTGAATATCCAACTACTTTTATCTTATTTGCCATTTAGTTAGTTATTATGTTATAATATTATTAAATGATTTTGCGAAATCTATAGCTGTTTTTTGTTCTCTAACTTCAAATAATGGTTTACCATTAATTTCATCTTTAATTTCAAAAAGATTAAATTGTTTGTAAATTTGATTTTTAAAATTGTATATTGTATATATTCCATCTTCCAAACTTTTTGTTTGATTTCCGTATAATGAAAATGCTAATGTTTCTATGTCGTGTTCAACCATTTCTACCTCAATCATAATAGGGTTAAAGAATGTATTGGTAATTATAACCTCTTGATTGGGATTACCTATAAAGGGTAAAGTATTTGGTTTAATATTAGAAGATGATGATGGTGAAACAGTGCAATAAGTTAAAGTAGAGTTATCATTAAATCTGTATCTAATAGCTTTTTGATTAGAATTTGTTAGATTTTGATTTACTGGTTCACATCTATTGTTTGATGTTATAATTCTAAAGAAATTATTCATTTTAACATCATTGTTAGTACTACCAACATTAATGTATTCGATTCTATAACCAATTAATCCATTGTTTTCAAATTTACTAGCTAAACTAGTTGGTACGCTTGAAATATCAAAAATAAGACCAGTTGCGTCTGGGTATGCTGATAATACTCCAACATCAACTATTTTAGTTCTTATTTCTACTGGTTTAATCATTATTGTGTAATATCCTTTAATACCAAAATCAGCTACTGGTAGTTTTAGGGTGTACATACCACCAAAAACCTCAAAACCAGTTACATTAGATTGACTTTTATTTGGATTATCAACCTTTAATAGAACTTCATTTGAATTTAATTTAATCAATGTATCATTACCTATTTTATCCCTAGATGGTGTGAAATGGTAAAATATCTCAACATCTTCTGGTGAAATATCTGCTGCTCTTACTGTGCCGTATGTTCCCGTTGCCATATTTTTTATCTTTATTTTATTAAGATACTTAAAAATCTTAGTAAGTAACTATTTAATTATTATTTATTTAATTTGTAAAAACCATTCCCATATTTATCTAACTCACCAATACTGCTGATTTCGGATAATTTTAGATGCATATCATTTACACTTGTTATTCCTCTTTCTATAAATATATCATTTGTTATTTCTGGTGGAGAAACTATGCCAAATAAATATTCTTCTTTATATAAAGCACTCAAAGATGTGTTCGTTTCGTTTTTACCCTCACCAATATATTGATAAGTTGTTAATGGAATTGTAGTTATAACATTATCAACAAGTATTGTTCTAGTGTTACCACTATAATCGTAAAATAATAAACCGCTTTTTTGATTAGTGGAACCTAAAAATATGTCATTATTCCCATCAAATACATATTTTTTAGGTTCTTGGGCTGAAATAATCCTATCAACACCGTTTATCGTGTTATTGTCGTAATTATTGTATATTTCTTTTGACATGTCGAAACCAACTTTAAATGGTGATTGTCTATTATAACTTCTAACATCTTCTATTCTGCTATCAGTGGCACCAGTTATAACTGAATTTCCAAAATTATAGTAATTTGATGCATTATTGATTGGTAACCTAAGTATATATCTAGAGTTTACTGGAATTGACGAGTTTGTAAAAACTGGACTTACATTTCCCCTCATGAAAGGGAATGTGTGACCTAAACCATTTAATTTATCTTTTAAAATAGTATAATCTGGTACGGTATTGTTTTTATCCTTAGTTATGTACTCCATATCATAAAACATACCCATATCATCCATGTTTTGAGTTAAGATAATTTTAATGAAGAAAGTAGATGCGGTTAGTTTACCCCATTCTTTACTTTCATGGTTTCTATCTACACTATTTTCTAATAATATTTTTCTTTTTAATACTTCCATTATAATGCATTTATTTCGTAAAGTTTAATAGTTACAATATCTGATGAATAAGTTATGTTATTTAAATTAGAAGAACTATCACCATTATATGTATCATCAATTTCATAATGATATCCAGTAGATGTTCTACTTAGTTTATATCTAGTATATAGTTTATGTATTAACTTGTCTATCGATAAGGCTGAATTTTGAACCATAAGATTAACACTTTTGCCAGTTTTTGCGTTTTTAAATGAAGCTCTCATATATAAATACATTGAATCACCTATTTTTAATTGTGATTTGTAACCATAAATATTAAAGCCTTCGTTATAGCTTTTTGGTCTAATTAATGGATTTTCCAAAACAAAATTAGTTGATATCTCATTTGCTGGTTTGGTTTGACCTACACTACCAATTGGTAATATGTCAGAACTATTAAGTTCTGAAAATAATGTAGTGAAACTAATTAAAGTTTGTGTTAATGGATTATCAGTATCATAAAACCTTAAATCTAATAATGTATTTTTAAAAGAGTTTTTTCTTTTATTTATATCTTCATTAGTAAATCCAATATCACCATATGTGTTGACATATGATTTATTTGAGTCAAATAAGAATACATCATATATTAATGTTAACATATTGTCATTATTACTATTAACTGGTGAAAACCTAACTTTCTCATAATCTAATATAGTGTTAATTGAATTCTCAACACCAAAATCTACAAACTCCTTTTCTATTAATTCACTATTATCAACATTATCATATGTCATAGTTATAGGGATATTAACAGTTGTTTCTGTTGTACCAGAAAGTAATTTACTTATATTTATTTTAATTTTATTAACAAACATCTTCTTCATTATTAGTAGTAAATTTATCTGTCAGTCTATCTCCAACTGGGTCTTCTGGAAAATTACCATAGTATAAGCCCCATATAGCAAATGGGTCTTGTCTTTTTAACTTAAAGCAGAAATTATCATATAAATAGTGACAACCGTTTAAGAATGGATAATCCAACACCTTAAATTCGCTTTCATTAAATCCTATGTCAATTAAATCTCTCCAAATAATTCTACCATCACCTAGATTTACAGCGTAATCTGGTGTGCCCACAGTAAAATTATCACCTTCTTCTATATAGTTAGATAAATCTCTTATTTTTATTTTATAATGAGCTTTATACTCATAACCTTCATGTCTTGGACCTAAATATATATTTTTTAAATTTGGTGCTAGTGATTGGTTATCTATATAATTTAAACTAGCTGAAGATTCTCTATTTAAAGTGTTAAATCTATGATGCACATCAGATAATACAGTTTCTAATAATATAATTTGATTATATTCAACTAAATCACCATAGAATTCGGCATCTGATACCCTTACGGATGTGTTTAATGGTTTAAAAGTATTAAATGGTAATGTTCCACCATTGTGTATTTTATTGATTACTGGGATGTCCTTGATATGTGAAGGTGGGTTATTATTATATGATTTTAAAAATGGTGATTCAATACCAGATGATGTTCTAGAAAACAAACCATTACTATTAGTCTTGATAATTGATAAATAAATTTCACTTAATGGTCTACCTAAATTATCTACAATATCTGAAACATCTATATCTTCATTAAATACAAATTGAACTATTTCATCATTAAAAATATTTTGGCTAAAAGCAAGATTATATGTCTCATAATCATCTGGTTCTAATTCTAAAGTATTTCTCGTTTTAATTTTTTTAAACTTTCTAAAATAATATTCAGATTCTACACCATTTATTACTTTTTTAATTCTAGAATTAACACCAATAGAACCATTTGGTGATAAATTTAAAACAAAGAAATTTTCTTTTAAATCACCATTATCCAAACCAACCCTAACTATAACGTGTTCACCATTAAACCCATTTGTTCCAGTAATCCTAACTGTATCACCAGTTTTTAAATTGTGTTTACAGTACATTCCTATACCTACCATTTCTCTAGTTGAAACGATAACTTTTTGAATTTCTACAATTAATAAACCACCATTAACAACGGAATGTGTCTTATCTGTTGAAAAGGGATAAGTTATAGTTAATTCCCAATTTTTAACTGATTTAATATTATTTGTGTTATTATATGGTGTAAAATCTGGTATAAATTTAAACCTTTCTCTTTTTGGTTCCATATCAATGAAACTACATAGACTATTTGATTTGGTAGTGTCTTGATTTGTGTAACCGAACCAACCATTTTGTTCTTTAAGTTCACTATCAATAGCTGTAGAAAAAGTGTAATCTGTGTCATCTACATTGTTATTGTCTTTAGGGTAAGATTGGTCTAAAAAGTAATAAGAATTGAATCCAGCCCATGTATATTTATTATTCATTACCGAATCATTAAGATTAAATAAAGGATTCGATATTGTAGGATTAATTGTACCTATTAACCTATAAAATTTACTACGCTGTCTTTCGGTATTAAATCTTTCTGAAACATCAACTATTTTATAAATATCATTGGTTGGAATTAACCTATTTGTATTTTCTAAATTAATTTTTAAATAGGTATCATTATTTGCCGATTTTTTTGAAGTCTCTAAATTTAATCTTTGTTGTGTTCTTTCACTACTCATTTCTATTACAT